TTCGCTAACTTCCATCCTAAACTACTACCACCACAACCACTGAACGAATCAACTACAGTATATTTATGATTCATTGTAAATAATTTGTTTTACTAATTTTAATAAGCGATATCTAAGATCATAGATATCGCCACTTCCTAATACTTAAAACCGCAACTTGGACAAGTATGTTTTGTTTTACTTAACTCATCCTCATCAATCTCTTTATTATCATCTGGAGGCGCACCTCCTCCAAACAATTTACCATTATCCTGATTTATGTCTTTCAGAAGGTTGTCTATTTCCTCCTCAGAATAATAATCAGTTAAATCAATTTCTTGGCTTAATTCAGCTAGTATTTCAGCGTCCGGTGCATAGGAAACTTCGCTAGTTCTGTTGTCAGCGATCGCCAACTGTCTAGCTTTTTCATCCTCATCTAAATCTAAATCTATTCGTTTATGGACGATTAATTTACTACCGTCGGTTTCGATAAAAATTGCATCTTCAATTCCACTTTCAAAAGCGGCTTCAGTGGTCTTATTGCCACCAATAATTTTACCGTTTTTATCAACTACAATTGAACGACCTGCTCCTAATGTAGTAAGCGATCGCTCAATCATGTAACGACCGCGTTCAGTGCCTTTGTTAGCATTTCTATCATCAGGAATTAAGTCTGATATCTTCCCCTCGGTAACTTTTGGTTTAGTCATTATTGGATAATTTCCTCTACTATTCTTGCTCCTGTTCTTGCTGCTCGGCGTTCATTTAACCATCGCTGTTCCTCTTCGGTTATTGCACTTTCTTCAGAAGGTTGTACAGCGATCGCTTGCAACCTTGCTTCGTTCAATTCTTTTTCTGTTAGAACTCCCGTGCGAACTAAATTTCGTTCATGTTTATCAATCTCGTCCTGAGAAATAGTTGCTTGAGGTTTTACATCTACTACAGTTAATGATTTTGAGAGTTCAGCAGCGATCGCCTGATTCATCTCATATTCTACATTACCAAGTTTGGATTTTATAGATTGAATTGATTGATTGATAATACCTTTTTGAGTAGAATCAGTAGCATTTTCTAATTGCTTTTCTAATGCTGCTAAAGAAAATGCTCCGGTGAATATTGCAAACTCATATTCATCAAGGGTGAATATAAAATCTGATTGGCTATTCCAACTGGCTATTTCTGGAGGAATAGAGGGACAAGCGCGGGATACGCAGTAAGCAGCGATCGCATCGTCAGCAGGTGAGGCAAAAGCATTTTTAGCACAAGTTTGAATTTTATTACCCAAAGTACCAACATTGGCAATTGGATATGATTGACCACGTAATTTAAAAACAGCCATGAATTACCTCATTAAATGCAAACCGTTAATATCAACCTTGATTAGAATTAGAGCGATCGCGGAACAAGTGACAGTAGCAATCCAGGAATTTGGAGAATTAGCAACATTACCTTGGGGTCGTTTTGCTTGGGCTAAAATTCCTGAGAAATTTTCATCTGTTCTGATTTCACCTACTAATTCATTATTATCATAATACTCCTTTAACTTAGGAATACCATGATGTAAGTCTAGCATTAATCGGGCTTTTTCAGCTTCACCTTCAACTCTTGTATTAATTCCTGACTTGAGAATTAAATCCATCCGCATAGATAAAAGTTGATGACCACCGCGAACCTCTGAACCATAACTTCTATCTCTATCCGGTCCGATACTATTTAGGGTGACAACTCCATATCTTTCACCTGGAAGAATATTATCCTCTGAGTAGAAAGTTTTGAGTTCAAATAATTCAACAAAGCGGGTGTTGAGTGTGGTAAAAAAGTCTGCACATAGTTCGGCGTAAGGACTTAAATTAGAAGGCATGGGGAATACAAATATTCAACTGCTCTAATTTTAACAAGATAGCCTCTTTGCTTTGTATGAATAATTCTGGCAATTCTTCCATCGCTTCTTTGAAGTCAGCCCAATCTTTGTCCGACTCCTGATTTGGATCTCGCATTCTCTCGTTGGCTTGTCGGCTCATCAAAGCCAATTCTTCCAAGCTGTGAGACTCCCATAATTTAGGGGCATGGCGTTTAAATATTAAAAATAAGTCCACTTTGACATCAAGAACCTCATCTCCAGTCGTGGGGTATTCTGGAGCGTTGGGGTCTGGTAGTGGGACTTCTTTTAGAGAGAAGCCCATTAATTGCTCTAACAGCGATAATCCGGGGCGGTAAGTTTCATTCTCTCCCACTGGCTCGGTGCAGATGCAGAAATGGTGACGACTGGTAGGAGTTAGATCGTCGGGGTTAATTTTTAGATTGAGGACTGAGAATAATTTTTTGATGTAAAGACTAAATTTCTGATAAATTTCAAGTGCTTCTTCAGGTGGCCATACTGGATATCCTGAGTCTGATATTTTCTGTAAAAGTTCAACATGATATGCCCTGATTATTTTGTGGCGGTGAGCAGGGATGTCATGTTTAAACAATAAAATATAGTCAGAATCATTGAAATCTAAACGAATATACATATTTTAAATATACGGACACTTTGCTATTGACAAAGTAAAACTATAAGTGTACTATGATAAATGTAGAGACAAGGGGAGCAAGCCCAAGTCCCTAAGCAAACCAAGTGAATTAAGAGAATTATATCATGTCAAGCAGAATTTTGTATGGCGACGGCGATCGCTCCCATCCTTGGATAGTAAAAGATGTGAATGGAGAACGCATAGAAACCACTACCCTCAAAGAAATTACAGATGCTTGCGATCGCGCTGGCATTACCAAATTAAAATTTCCTCTCTCTGGAAGATATTTAGAAAGCAGAGAAGATGGATGGTGGGAAACAAGCGATTCTGAGCAATGCGATAAAGTTCACGGATTATTACCAGAAGGCAGATTAAGAATCAAAAAATAAGGAGAGGAAAATGTCTTATTCAACAGTGGCAGAGCAAGGTAATCTATACGTAGATTTTGTAGGTTCTGAGGAATGGAATGATTATCTAATTAAAATTAGAGCTATTTCTCCTGCTGTGGCAGATGCAATCAATAAGTATGGAATTGGCGAGAAGATTTGTGATGATGGTCAATATGATTTTGAATCTGGACAATTACTAGACTGTATTCCATCTTCTGATAAGCGCGAACTGGAGGAAGATATAGAGTCTTGTTACAACCTCATTTGTAGTTTAGCAAAAACATACGCTGAGTATGTTGTAGAAAACGCTTAATTAGTTAATGCGATCGCTGGTTATTCAGTTAGCGATCGCGCACTTTTATCAAAAAAAATGAAACCACCATTCCCAAAAAATTCCCTTGAATCTGCGTACCGATTAGTAGCAGATATCGCCGAAATGCTACTACTTTATAATGTTCCACTGCACCAATATAACCCAAATTTCCCTTTTAAAAATCCAACTCCATCTAAAGCAGAAATAGAAAAATTTGATATTTCCTGTTTATCAAATCCTGATGGTTCAAAGTATGTGGAAGATCCCAATAATGCCAGTGTCGTTCCGTCTGATGCTTTGGATAGATTGGCTGATGCTATAGAAGCATTAGGTGAAATAGAAGAAAGTTATTGGAGTGAAGAATAATATGTTACAACGACTCATTTTCTTGTTTTTAGGAAGAATGGCGGATGTGTTTTCAACTCTTGCACATACTACCAAAGGCTCTATCGCATCAATTCTTTTTAAGAATTTATCAAAGATGTGTATTCACTACAGTACATCCCATGCGATTAAGATGCTAGAAAAAATGGAAGATTCCAAAAAGAAGCAGTATTTAATTTTAGAATATCAAGAAATACTCGAAAGAAATGCTAGAAGCTAGATCAATGTACAGGGCTGGCAATTTAATATTTGCCAAAGACTGTGACTTTGACAGCTATAAAGAATTGGGGCTAATATGCCCCTTCTGTGACCAACCTGTTTTTTTGGTAAAACCTGCTTTTAAGCAACGCCAAAAAACAGGTACTACTTATTACTGTCAACCTCACTTTAGTCATTATCCTGGCAGCGATATCAGTGATGATGACTGCGAAAAACGCTCTCGATCTACAGAAGGGCAACAATGGTTAGAAAATATCAGAATTGAACGCCGAAATCAGCGACTTGAGCTATTTAATTTGTATTTCTGGGAAATTATTAAAAGCAGTAATGGTTATCCAAAATCACCAGAAAAAACAATTGAAAAACAAATAGGAGTTGATCAATTATTTAAGATTCAATCTGATATTAGGGAGTGGTGGAATAGTCACAGAGAGGAAGTTTACCAATTAATTGATGTTGCCTTTGATCAATTAATAAACAAAGATGTCGCTAAATCCCAAATGCACGAAATGGCAAAACAAGTAGGTTATGAACGTGCGTCTGTAGCATATCTTGATAGATTAGCTTTCTCTCTGACGGCTGATCATAAACTCCATAAAGCGATCGCCTATGAAGCTGCTGATTTTCTAGGAACTCGCAAAGCTGGTATAGCTTTCAGAAAAATGATAGCGATCGCCATCCATGATGTTTCTATTCACAACAAAATTCACTACGTAAAATACGAAAATATTACTGTTCATCTAATTTCTCAATTAGTTAATACTCGATGGATTGAGGAGTTGGAAGGTAAAAAACAAAGTAAAAGTAGAGGTTTTGGGAATGAGTAGAAGACAGGAGAGTATAACACTCTCTATTTCCTGGGAACACAAGGCTAAACTTGAGCAAAAAGCTTTGGAGTTTGGCTGCCTATGGGGCGATCGCCCTAATATTTCATCGTTACTAAAGGCGATCGCTGACGGTGAAATTTTACTATCAAAATCTGGTAAACCGGACAAGAAAGAACGGAAAATAATCAAGGATGCGATCGCAAGTATCCAATCTGCATTAACAATTTTACTGGAGTTAATTTAATGATTACGCCCGAAGTAGAAGCAAAGTTTAAAGAGCATATCCAAGAATTAAAACAAAAAGGAATAGATGAAACAGAGATAATGTGCAGTTTTTATGATTTGGTTCAGACTCATGTATCTTACTGGATTAATAGCACGGACATATTCAATTATGCTCAATGCTTAATTGACGGTGATGAAAGTGAATTATCAATCCAAAGAGATAGAGTTAATTCAACGCATTCCAGATAAGCGCGATCGCCAACTAGCCCCTACTATGGGGCGATCGCCCTAATATTTCATCGTTACTAAAGGCGATCGCTGACGGTGAAATTTTACTATCAAAATCTGGTAAACCGGACAAGAAAGAACGGAAAATAATCAAGGATGCGATCGCAAAGCTGACCGAAGGTATCGCGTCTATCCAATCTGCGTTAACAATTTTACTGGAGTTAATTTAAGGAGGAGTGCATGAAATTTTTAGATTTTGATTCCTTTGATCAGGATTCAATAGATGAGTATAAAGCGAGAGCATCTTATCTATTGGACGTAGCGCAAGAATGGGAAATAGATAATCCCGAATTTTCGAGAAAACTGCGTGAATTTAGAGATCAAAAAATTGAAAGAGTCAATGAGTTAATTGGTGAAATTTTAGAAGAGGTACACGCATTAGACGACTATACTTCTCATATTGAAAGATAGTTTAAAATTCTAATTTAGCCCCTATCATGGGGCTTTTTTATTGTCAATTTACAACTTCAACTGTTCTCTCAGAAATTTGCATCACAACTTTCTTTTGTTGTCTAAGACTAGAATCACTATTAATAACTTTACCCACAATTCCCGAATACCAAACAGCATTATTTTCCACATAAATTAAATGTGCTTTAATCTCAGGTAACGGTATTGGCATTGTCATTACTTGTCGGGGAATACAAATATCAGTCCTGATTTTTACCAATTTATCATTAACATTTTCACTAACAAATATTCTCCCATCCTGGGATATAGCAATTTGGTCATCAAATTTAACTTCTGACTTTTTGACAATCTCTAAACCCTTAGCTTCACTTTCCTTCTCACCTTCACCTACCAAGTACCATGCGATCGCGCTATCAATGGAATGAATTTTAAAATCGCTACTACCGGAAAACTTTAATTTACCAACTTTATTTTTAACTTTAGTTTCTAATATTTCTGTAACTATAGAATTTTCTTCCACGACAAAATTTGAACCAGCCGCAATTGAGGTCAATTCTGCGGGTTGGCTATTACCCTGAAACGTCATTGATAATTCAGTTTCAGACAGTTTAATAGAAGTGTTGAGCGCGATCGCGTCAACGACTTTCCCTTTAACTTCTAACCAAGCCCGACAGAATTGTTTAGTCATTATACTCTTGCGATACCTGCGTCAGTTTGCAAAGTGTCAATAGATCGTGGTCCGGACGTTGACAAAACAGAAACAGGAAGTACAACCACAGGAGAGGCGGCACCGTTATACCAGCTTCCGCCTAAAGTAATTGTGGGGAATTTGTTGGCATTGACAGCGAAAGTAACATCAATGTCTGCGACTTTTCGGTGTAGTGCTGTGCCAGAGTTAGCAGTAGTCGTGGCAATAACAACGTTGCCTACAGTAGTAGAGTCTGTATTTGCCAATGTAAATGCTTGACCAGGGATGGCACTGGTGATAGTGATAACTCCGGCAGATGATGTGGCTGCAACATTAGGATTGGTATTAATCAAAGTTGCCAAGAAAGCAGCCATTGTTGTCACTGTGTCACCAGCAGCCTTGACGTGACGATAAATCCAAGTTGTGCTGCCAACCGTTAAATGAACAGCAATATCGTCGCCATTTGAGCCAGCCGATAATGTTACTGTGGAAACTTGGGGAACAGCAGCAGGATCTAAAGTTAGATTCTGAGTGATTCTAACTCTGTTCGCCAAAGGGAAACTTATTTGATAATCTGTCTCTAAAGTAGTTGCTGTCACTGTGCTATTCGCGGGGCGATCGTATGAAATAGTTCCGATTGACATAATTATTAATTACTTTCAATACTTGAATTATTTTAACCTATTAATAAAGCGATCGCCTATTTGTTGTTAGTGCGATCGCTTTATTAATTATTTTTTCTTCTGATAAGTTTGTCTTTCCGGTGCGTAATTTTTGTGGGCTTCACAATATGGGTAAATTGCATCGCTTCTTAAATCAGAATTACAGACAAGACAATTCATGCTTGCTGGTATTTCACTTGCTACAGGTGTATCCGGGTCAAATGATGTCGTCACAATAGCTATGGTCTTACCCGCTTCTTTGATCGCTTGCCATTTGCATCTATTTCTATAATGACTGATTATAGGTGCTGCTAACCAATAAGGTATTTTCCCGCACGATATAATCAATCCCTTTGTTCCGTTAATTTCCGGGAATGTCATTTGCAACAAATCAAGCCTATCTGCTTTTCCCCTGACTTGAATAAATATCCAAGTCTCTGTTTCTTTCTCAAGAGTTGTGATTTTTGTAGTCATAATCAATGTTTCAGCTAATTTTAAAATAATTACAGTAAGATGCTTGACAACTTACTATAATCCCTGTTATTGTAGCTGGTTATACAGACTAATTTTTAAGGCATATATTTTATATGCCTTTTTAATATGAAGCAACAATGTTTAGAAAAATGGAATAGTAATTTATTTTGGGAGTTAGTTGATCCTCCTGAAATAATCATCCCCGGTCATCTTGACTGGGTGGAGTATGAAGAGTACATGAAAGCAATCTTGCTTGATTGTACTCCAGGTCAACTCGGTAGATTATTGGTGGATTTTCCTGCTAATTCTACTGAAGATAATCGGTTACACACGCACCCTGCAAGCGATCGCTGTGTAACTGTAATTAAAGGTAGTGGTGATTTTATCTGCTACCGCAACAAGAAAGTTCAAACTTTTCCCTTGGTTAGAGGCGTTCGCGTCTGGATGCCAAGGGGAATACTTCACACCTTTAAAAGTGGATCAGAAGGATTGTTGGTTGAGAGCCTACACAATCCCTTCGTACCACTAGAGCATCCCAAATGCCTAGTTTATCCAAAGTTAGCAATAGGAGTTAATTAATATTATGCGTCAAGAGTGGAAAAAATTGTTAAGAGATTTGCCAGTCTCTATAAATAATTTGGCAGACCCTAGTATTCTCCGCCTCTCCACAGAGGCAAAACTAAACCAGTTGGTGAGCGATCGCCATACTGGTGCTGTGGCAATTATCACCAAAGGCGATTTATCGTCTTCTTGGTGGCGTGAAAGATTAACTTATTGGTCTGAAAATCTTAATCTGTTCGTGTTTGCTTCAATTTCTCATCTCCCCAAAGATAGAGAACCAGCACCCACAGAACCCCGCTATCGGACTTTAAAAGCAGCTAGAGAGTGTGGTGCAAAGGCGATCGCCTACATCCGCCCCATCATCCACACCGTAAATGATAGTCCTGAAACAATCACGGAGATGTTTGCTCGTAGTGTTGATTCGGGTTGTCATGCAATTGTATCATCTGGTTTTCGTGGTGATGAGCAAGTTGTCATGGATGCAGGGCTTGAAAATATCCCTGCACCCGACAACCAAGAGTGGATGCGGACACTAAAACTCAACTCTCAATCTTCTGCCAAATTAATGAGAGAGTTAGCAGTCCAGTTAAATATCCCTTATTGGACTAGAACTCAGTGCGCCGTATCCGCTTTGATGGGTAAAAAACGCAGCTTAAACCCCTATTACAACGCTCCTGGTTTTGTGGATTGCGCTTCATGCCCTATCCAGGAAACTTGTGAAGCTACAGCGCAGTTTGTTAGACCTCTGCCCCATAGCATTGAATTGTTAGAGTATTTGGGCTTTCAAGTGGAAGTCCACACAGCAGGCGAACGATATCAAAAATGCCCAGTGGAGATTAGAAGTCAATGCTCCTTGTGCTGCACAAACTGTCCCAAAGCCCCAGACATGGGGATGCCTTATATCAATATCCGGGGATGGGACGACTCATACCCCACATGGGGAGAAATGAGTTTAGCCAGATTCTTAACTGGTGGGATGCTGGCAACAGATCCTTTAGTTCCTCCCGGCGAGGGTGGCAATGTGCGCTTTCACCCCAAGTTTCAGGGTAAGTTCAATCTCTATGGCATCAATTCTTGGATGGCATGGAGTGAATATGTCCCCGCAAATAAGTGTTTTGATTGCAAATATTGTTTTCTGTCAATGTTCAAGGATGTTCTGCCTCCAGAATATCAAGCAACAGTTGGCATGAGTCCAGTACAAATCTTGAATCATAGTTTAGTTAATGTTTAAAGATTAGAAATATTAGCATCTATTGTTTGGCTAGATATTTCTTTCCAGGAAAGTCAAAAAAGAATGTTGCGACGTGGTGATAAAAAAGAAGCGATCGCCCGTCGCACTCTATTAGAAAGACAAAAGTTTCCGTTGTTAATTGAAGTGATTAAAAATGATCGTTGCAATTGGTGTAAATATGACGGAACTTTACCAGAAGAACAATTATTTCAACAATTAATAGGAGTTTTTGATGATGGTATCGCATTTTAAATTTGAAGTTGGTTCTCCAGCTTGTCCGGTGGCTTGTAAATATTGCCACGTAACAGAACTGGACGCTGATAGAACTGCCAAATGGACAAATGGGTTAGTGGGAGTAAATAAGGCTTGCACGTTTATGAATGTGCCTCCTTGGATCAATGAAGACAGGCAGACAAGCGATCGCTTCTACAATTTCCCCTGGCATCTTCTCAAGGGAGATTTTGCTGGCTGGACTGCGGTTACAGATGGCTTGATGTCAGATTTAAGAAAATATTTCTGGCACTGGATTGAAAAAGTTTCTACTCAATCCAAGCTAACAACTGTAGTTAGTAAATGGCCAATTACAAATCAGTTTATGGAGCAGTTAGCAGTCATTCCAGATTTTTATTTGGTGGTGACTATAACTGGTGCTGAAACTATCGAAAGAATCGCAACTAAAAGATTATTGGCTAATTTAGAATTAGCCCAAAAACATAATGTGAAAGCACTCCCAATGGTGCATCCTTATATTTCTGGTGTGAGCGATATCTCATTTCTGCCAGAATTAAAAAAGATGGGGTATGACGAAGTTTGCTTCAAAGGACTTCGCTACAACCCCGAAACGATGGGATCTTGGATGCCCTCAAGTTCTAAACTATTATACGAAGGACATGGCATAGAAGAAATCCTCCCCGAAGATGGATGGAGGCAACAAGTAAAAGATGCTGGTTTATCGCTGTTATCCCCAAAGCAGTGGTATTACAGAGAGGCAATTAATAATCAGCCAAAATTATCGGAAAGTGAAGCGATCGCCAATGTTGATCAACTTCTCCAACTAGCCCAAGTTGCCAGTTCTGCTAGTAGCGATATTGTCAGACGATCGCTTATTGAGCGTCGAATGTGAATAAAATAATTAAAAATTAGCCCCGTAGTAGGGGCTTTTTTATTGGCATTTAACTTAATTTGATATGATATTAAATATCAGTAATCTATAAAAACCTCTATGTCAGAAGATATTTTAGATATTTTTAATGCCGATTCAGCCGATGAAGTGTCAGACATTCGGTTTGATGCAACCATGTCCAATCTTCTGACAAAAATGGGGACTGGGAGCGATCGCGTCGAACACACAACGCCGAATGGGATTGGCTATTGGTCGCAACAAACATTAGAAGATTTAGCAGAAAATCCAATTTTAAGCCGAATAGCTTCAGCAAAAGCAGATGCAGCTATTCAAAAAGGCTGGGAATTAACCTTGGGTTCGGATGGCGACAATAAGATTTTAGAAAAATTTAATAAATTTCACAACAGAATACTAAAAATTCCTAAAAAATTCAATGAAGGGCAATTTCAAGCAAATGTTTATGGTGGTGCGGTAATTGTTATTGTTGCCAAAGACGGTAAACCTGCCTACGAGCCAATAGACACAGAAAAACTCATAAGAATAGAAAATTTAATAGTTCTTGATAGATACAAAATAGAACCAGATATATCTGTTGTAGGAATAGATCCATTAGAGCCGGATAGATATAGATTACTTTTGCCAGAATACCTTAAAAAGACTTTCAAGGAAGTTATCAACAACAATCCTCAGTATTTTATTCATAAAAGTCGAATCATTAGATTTGACGCAGATGGAATTAGAGCTACTCCTGATATGTTAAAGAAAAATCAGGGATGGGCAAAAAGCTTGTTAGCTGCTTTATGGGAGGATTATCGTGACTGGAAAACTTCTTTAAAAGCGACTGGGGCGATGGTTCAAGATGCGAGTATTTTCACACAAAAAATTAAAAACTTGTCCCAAATGATGAAGAATAAAGATTCTGATTTATTGGAGGCAAGATTAAAATTAAATCGTTTAATGATTAGCGTGTTTGGTGGAGTGGCCTTAGATGCTGATGGTGAAAGCATTGATTTTGCTAGTAGAAATTTTGCGGGTGTTCCTGAAGTCGCAACGCAACAGAGAGATAGTTTTATTGGTGTTTCTGGCGTTCCCCACGATCGCTTATTTGGTGAATCTCCGTCGGGATTAGGTGCAACAGGGGAGAGCGAAGAAAAGAATTGGGCTTCCACTATTGCCGACTTCCAAACTAGCAAATGGAAAGATAAATTATTAGACCTTTTTGAATTGATTTTCCTGTGCAAAGAGGGACCGACTAAAGGGGAGCTTATTGAAGGTTGGGATATTAAGTTTCATAATCTCATGGTTGAGAGTGAAGCTGAAAAAATCTCAAACATGGCTACGATGGCATCAACTGATCAGACTTATATTTCTGCTGGAGTGTTGTTGATTGAGGAAGTGAGAAAATCCCGATTTGGTAAGTCTGGGTTCTCTATTGAAACTACCCTTGATGATTCTTTATTCAAGAAACAACAGGATGAAGCCAAGCAGCAAGCGCAAGATCCCTATGGTGGCTATGGTGGATTCCCTGAAGAACAAGCACCATCGGAAGAATTACCTCCAGAGGAAGTTCAACAGGATTCCTATGATTACCGTGCCGATGCTGTAGATATTTCCAATCTCAAGCAGAAAGACGGGAAAGTATTTTACCTTGGCAAATGGTGGCAACCAGATAATCCAATGCCAAGCGATCGCGCTGGTAAGAAACGAATGGTTTTAGCTAAGGAAGGCAATCAAGTTGCTTTGGTTCATTATGGAGCAGAAGGTTACAAACACAATTACTCACCAGAAGCCAAGAAAAGTTTTTTAGCGAGGATGCAGGAAGTAAGAACTAAGGACGGAAAACCTGCTTATAAAGATAAATTTAGTCCCGCATATTGGGCAATTAAAGATTTATGGAATCCCAATGAACCTGCTGATGGTAGTGCTAAATATGATGCAATGGGCGTTGGCGGATTTGCAGATGAGTTAAATGCCAGTAGTTATTCCCGTCCCAAGAAAGTTCTCAACTGGAATAACATCAGCATTGGTTTAACTCATGAAGCCGGGGATGTGCGTTTTCCCATGAGTGAACCGATGAAATGTGGTTATGGGCATATTCGTGGTTCTTATGGTGATGCTCCTGATAAAAAAGCTCTTGATGTTTATGTGGGGGATGATTTAAAATCTTCCAACGGTTACAAAGTCAGACAATTAGACCCTAAAACCGGATTTTATGATGAGGACAAATACTTTATAGGATTTAGGACACCTGAAGATGTTAGGAGCAATTTTATTTATCATGCTGGTGCTAGTAGATTTGGTGGTATTGAGCCAATCAAACCTGATGAATTAAGCGTTTATCGTCAAGACAACTGCGGTTGTAGTGTCCCAGAAATTGATACTGGGACTAAAGTGTTGAGTGGCGATCGCCAAATCAATGTAGTCAATGACAAGAATATTACTGATGCAATTAGTTCTATTTATCCAGAGAAAATATCTAGCTTAGATAACTGGACTGTAGCTGGCAACGGTAATATTTTTGGTGAGTTTTCTAGCGAATATGGGACTTATAAATTTGGGATTAAAAAAGGTTCAAGCCAAGATGTTTTAACTTACAAGTGGAACAGAGAAAGCCGTGAGGACTCTAGGGTAAACGAGCGAAAAGGATATCACTGGGTTAGCAGCAAAGAAATTAAAGGTGGTGGTTATTGGCGCAAAAATCCTCCTAAATCGCTACATTCTCCTGAAACTACACATAATAATCCTGAGAAAGCTATATCTAAATCTAATGGTGCAGGGATAGCTTTGGGTGTAGCAGGTGGGGTAGCAGCATTAGGAATAGCTGGAGGTGTGGCTGCACTAGCTTTAGCAGGTCGCGGAGGTGGTTCTACTCCAGGTAATTCGGGCAACGGAAATCCAGATCCAGAAATCGAAAAAACTAAAGCCAAGGCAGAACAAGAAGCTAAAGCCAGAACTGAACAAGAACGAGTTAAACGTGAGCAGGAAGCTAAAGCTGAACAAGAACGAGTTAAACGTGAGCAGGAAGCTAAAGCTGAACAAGAACGTATTAAACGTGAACAGGAAGCTAAAGCTGAACAAGAACGTATTAAACGTGAACAGGAAGCTAAAGCTGAACAGGAAGCAATTCCTTACGCTCCTGATATCTATGTAACAGACTCAGCAAAAGCTCCAGAGTTTAAAGAAGCTGTCGAAATTGCTAAATCGGCTATTTCTGCGTCACTAGATACAATTAATCGAGTTCATTCTCTTGAAGAATTAGAGTCAAAGTTAGTTGAAATTGATATTAATAAAATTGATGATTCTGGTATTACAGGTGGAATGGTACAAACATCCGGGAAAAAAGGGGAAAATGGTATTGCCGATATATCCTTTAACACCTTACAAATAAATGTCCAATCTGTAAAAAATAGAGATGACAAAAATATTGGGAAG